TAGGTAAAGCAGTATTGACAGAGGACGATGGACAGACTCTTGTCTTCATCCAAGATCCTGTGTGTACTCAGATCATCCATAAGGAAACCGAAGACGGTCGCACCGTCAGAGGAATGGGGTTTGCAAAGTGGATGCAATTTTCTGATGAAGACTTCTTTATTCTTCCTGAGAAAGATATCATTACTGTCACTTCTATGAGCAAAGAAGTTTCATACATGTATCAAGCATTTATTATGGGAGAAGATGTTGGAAAAAAGAATAGTACCCGTATTGACCTACAAAAAGAGATGGGTCATTTGGGTACAACAAAAGATGCACGCTCCCTGTTAGAAAAGATCTATAAGTCTTCACCAGATATTACTAAGTAATAGATATAGTATTTCTGAACCTCTCACAAGGTTATTCTACAGGTACTTGACGTTCTTGTCAAGTGTGTTATAATGTACATAAAGCGAGACGCGAAATGAGAACTGTCAAAAAACAAAAACAACATTACGTTGATAACCAAGAGTTTCTTGCTGCTATCGTCAAGTATAAAGAGAAAGTCTTTATTGCTGCCTGCAAGGAAATTGACGGTCTCGCAGAAATGGATAGTGAAGAGCAATTTAATATTTTAAAGAACTGGGAGTCTCCTAATAAACCGAGGGTAAATAACTACATTGGAAGTTGCTTCTTGAAGATTGCCACTCACCTTTCGTATCGTCCTAACTTCATTAACTATATGTACAAGGATGACATGGTATGTGATGGTATAGAGAACTGCATCCAATACATTGATAACTTCGATCCAGCGAAATCTAAGAACCCCTTTGCATACTTCACACAGATTGTGTACTATGCCTTCCTTAGAAGGATACAAAAAGAGAAAAGGCAAATGGAGATCAAGGATAAGATTTTGGAGAAGTCTGGATACGATCACGTCTTCACAGTTGACGGTGACACGGATTCAGGATATAATCAGATCAAGTCCCGCGTAGAGATGAACTCCAAACGATGACCCAAAAAACAGACCGAGAAAGACTGCAAGAAGCAATCGAAAGAGACAATTCTTGCAGAGACGACAATGAGCGCGGTTACTGGCGCAAAAGACTTCGTGATTTAGAACAAGGTAAGAATGAAAATCCTACTGATAACTGATCAGCATTTTGGTGTCCGAAACGACAACGTACATTTCATAGATCATTATCGTAGATTTTACGGTGATGTAGTTCTACCTTATATCAAGAAGTATGGTATCGAGCACGTCATATGCTTGGGAGATACTTTTGATAAGCGAAGATCAATCAATTTTATGTCGCTGGAAGCAGCGAAAGATATGTGGTTTGATCCTCTCGCTAAGTTAGGTGTCCAAATGCATATGTTAGTAGGCAACCATGATATCTACTACAAGAACACTCTACGAGTTAACGCCCCAGGTGAGTTACTTGAGGGATACAGAAACATCAGTATCTATACTGAACCTACTACCATTACTATCGGTGGTGTTTCTGTACTTCTTCTTCCTTGGATATGTGACGAGAACTACGAACATACCCTCAGAACTGTATCAGAAAGTGATGCTACTGTCTGTATGGGGCATCTTGAGCTTAATGGGTTTGAAGCTCACCCTGGTCATGTAATGGATCGTGGTATGGATCCTACCCATTTCTCTAAGTTCAAGAAAGTGTTTTCAGGACACTATCATATGAAGTCCTCTAAGGGCAACATTAATTATCTGGGTAACCCCTATCAGTTGTATTGGAATGACTATGGATGTAAAAGAGGATTCCACATCTTCGATACTGAAAGTCTTAGGACAACTTTTTACAGGAACCCTTTTGACATTTTTCATAAGCTCTATTATAATAACGGAGTTGTATTACCAGATGAGACCGAACTCAAAGGAGCATTCGTCAAACTAATCGTAGAAGAGAAGGGCGACTATGCAAAGTTTGACTATGCAGTCAAGCAACTTCAGGATATGTCTCTTGGTGATCTTAAGATTGTAGAAGATCTCAGCGTTGAATCCTCATCAGATTCGGTTCTGGAATCCGAAGACACAATGACTCTCTTAGACAACTACATAGATGAAATAGATCTAAAAGTTGATAAGTCAAACGTAAAATCTGTAATGAGATCACTGTACATGGAAGCATCCGAACTCTAATGTTTGTATTAACCGACAAAAAAACAGGTGGCATTTATGCAGTCAACAGCAAAGATTTATCAAAGACAGTCACAGTCTTTGAAGATTCTGATGACGCCGAAAGATATGTTGGACTATTGCAAGCAGATGATTATGATGAAGAATTAGAAGTTATGGAAGTGGACCAAGAAGTTATTGCTATCAATTGCAATACCTATGGTTACACTTATTCTGTTGTTAAAAAAGACGATCTTATTGTTCCCCCGTAATGATTACATTTGAGACTATCCGCTGGAAGAATTTTTTATCTACAGGTGACCAGTGGACAGAGATTGATTTTTGCGAGTCACCATCAACTTTGATTGTTGGAGATAATGGCGCAGGGAAGTCCACTATGTTGGACGCCCTGTGTTTTGCTTTATTCAATAAACCGTTTAGGAAGATCAACAAAAGTCAACTGGTAAACAGTATCAATGAGAAGGGCACGAAAGTAGAAGTGTGTTTCTCTATTGGTAAGGATGAGTATCGTGTATTCAGGGGAATCAAACCCAATGTATTTGAACTTTATAAGAATCATAAACTGGTTGACCAGGACGCTGCCGTCAAGGACACGCAGAAATACTTGGAGCAGTCAATCCTCAAACTCAATTTCAAAAGTTTTACTCAAGTTGTCATACTGGGATCATCAACTTTTGTCCCCTTCATGCAACTCCAAGCATCTCACCGACGAGAAGTTATTGAAGATTTACTTGACATCAACATCTTCTCAAACATGAATGCATTGTTGAAGGATAGAGTTCGTTCTACTCAACAACAGCAAAATGATTGTGGACATATGCTTCGTCTGTCTTCAGAGAAGTTGACTTCTCAAAACAGATTGATCTCATCTCTACAAGAAGTAAATGAGAATCGTCAGGAAGAAAGACGACAGAGGATTCAAATTAATGAACAGAAGATTGAAGATGCGTCACTCCGTCACCAGAAACTCAAGGATGATATTGTCATCCTAGAAGAACAGGTTGGTGACACAGAATCTCAGAGGAAGTTTGTTCGTAAACTTCGTCAGGGTCAGGCAGATAAAAAGTCTGAACTCAAGTTGGTTGCTAAAGATCTGAAGTTTTTCAAAGATAATCACACTTGTCCTACCTGTACTCAGGAGATCAGTGAAAACTTCAAAGAAGAACAGGTCACTACCTTGACTAAGAGTGGCAAGAATCTTGCTACTGAAATCGAAGGATATGCTGAAGATATTGCTGAAGCAGTGCAAGTTATCACTAAAATGGAAGAAGTCTCTGCTAAACTGTATGAGACTCGTAGTGATGCAACTGCGGCAGAACGAGAGGTTGTTCGTCTGGAGATGGAGAACCTTGAGATTAACAAACAGATTCTAGAACTGCAAGACAGACCTAGTATCATTGAACATGAAAAGATCCTTGAAACACTAACGAAGGAACATCAGAAGACTGAAAAAGACTGTGCTGCAGTTAGTCAGCAACTTGATGAGTATCAGGTTGTATCTACTCTGCTGAAAGACTCTGGCATCAAACGTCAGATTATCAAAAAATATGTGCCCGTCTTTAATCAACTGATTAATAAATACCTTCAATCGATGGACTTCTTTGTTAACTTCACGCTAGACGAAGAGTTTGGAGAGGTTATCAAAAGTAGATTTCGAGATGAATTTTCATACGCATCTTTCTCTGAGGGAGAGAAACAAAAGATTGACCTTGCACTACTGTTTACTTGGCGCGAAGTCGCTCGGATGAAGAACAGTGTTGCCACCAACTTACTCATACTTGACGAGGTATTTGATTCATCTCTGGACTCGTCAGGCACTGCTGAACTTCTGCAAATTCTTCGCAGTCTCGGCAACGGTACTAATGTCTTTGTTATATCTCACAAAGGGGATATTCTAGTAGACAAGTTCCTCAGGACCATCAAGTTTGAAAAAGTCAATGACTTTTCTAAAATGTCTGATGAGTCCTAAATAAAATTACTAAAACCTTACATCATGGATTACAAACCATATTCGCCTGAGTGGCACCGTAAAAGGTATCTCAAGGAAGCACTTGATATGTACCTCGATGACTATGTGTCTAATGAAGTGATTCGTGATGACATTTTAGATATTCTCGAAGCACGTTCTGATTCAGCATATGCTGACTGGAACAAAACCGAGGAGTTGACATCTATGTTAGAATCTAAATAACACTGTATCTGGTGTAGGTTTATGCTCTCGACTGCGTATCGACTCCGTTTGGAGTCCATCTGTAGATGTATCGCTAACAACGAAGAAGTTCCCCTAGAAGACATGATCTGGGCAGAAAAACTAGCAAAGTCCCATACACTTGCTAGAGATTGGTTGAACAAAGCACGTCGCCAATCTAAAGGTATTGAAGAAGGAAGTATGGATGATTTTATGAACAGGATGGGACTAGGTGACCCCGACCCATCCAATCACAGAACGGGGTTCACTGGAGCTGATGAAATTGTAGATTGGTTCCAACGCGACAAACCTGACGATTGGAGACAACGTGACTAATGGAAGCAATTATTTACAGTAACGGCAATCAGGAATGTGAGCGAGCTGTTAATTTGATGAGAGCAGTTCACAATAATGTCATTGTCTATCATCTTGGAAAGCATTTTGAAAAGCACCAGTTTGAAATGGAGTTTGGTGGCGATGCACACTACCCTCAGATTGCAATGGGTTCAAAGCATATTGGTGGACTGAAAGAAACCCTAAACTATATGAATCAGAAAGGAATGTTTGTGTGAAAAAAATTTGGGACATATGGAAGTATAGTTTAGGTAGTTTCAGTGACGACAAGACAGCTCCTTACGATAATTACGTTGCTCTCATACGCACCAGTATTTTTATTAGTTACATGGTCACTAACGCTTTCATCGTATCTGGAGTGGTGAGGCATTGGGACAGTAACAAAACTGTCACCCCGTCACCTTGTCACCTGGAAAAGTCTGCTATAATGTAAGGGTACTCAAGAAAAACGGATGAACACACAAGAAGTCAAAGGCACCCTCGCTAAACTGCTCGCAACTGAGAATCTTACTGTGGAGCATCGGAA